CGTTTGCACGGTGTTTTTGTAAAATCTACAATTCTGACATCTTCTAATTATCGGCAAAGATTTCTGGTTTAAATAAAATTTCATGTTTTTTCTTTAAAATTAAAATAAATTTTTTTGAATATCAACTTCTATTTGAGATTCTTGTGTAATATTATAAACATTTTGATAATAATTGATAACTTGATCATTTAATTCGTTTAAAAAATTAATTGTCTCATTAAGTACCTTACTTCTTCCTTTCATTATTTTCTTACCCTTTACATTATCAAAGTCATAAGTTACAACTCCGTGCTCTTTGTAGCTCTCAACTACTACTTTTATTTTTCTGTGCAAAAAATCTATATGATCTTGATATTGAGAAACAAATTTTTCACGATCTAAAACAGCTTTATTAATCATTTCTCTTAGTCTCTTGCCATTTTCAATCATTAAATCCATAGCAGTGTTAGTCAACAAATCTGATGCTTGTCTTTTTTCTGCTTCAGTTTTATCAGGACAAATCGTTTCTATATTTTTGTAAATATTATCAAAGATTTCTTTTTTGAAATTATTTTGCATAGATTTGTTTTTCTTAGTTATTCCATATAAGTTTTTTAAAGAGTCAGAGGGTTTGTGCTTTCTGGCTCTTCTTTTTCATCTGGCAAAGTAACATCAACTAATTGTTTGTAATGCATAGCCACACTATCTAAATAAGTATAAACTAGATTCCTATTTTTTTTAGTGTCCTTGTAATAAATACAATCAGTTCTATAACAAACAAAATCATCTCCGAGCATTTTAGCTAAATTATTCATGTGCTCAAAACATTCATATCTGATATTGTTATATAGCCTTTGAAATTTAGGTTCAAATTTTACAACTACAGATTTTTCTGTGATCTCGCCGTTAACAACAATTTTATATTCTTTAGAAGAAGAAAGATTTGCTAAAGCAGCAAGTCTCATTGACTTATCTTTAATTAGAAGTCCTTTCTGATAAGTTTTTTCTGTGATGTAATTATTTAAAAAAGCAATTCTCCAATACGCATGATCTAAATCTGTTCCAGTCATCTTAGATCTTATCTTTTTCAATTTACTTTCATCATTCCATAAAACAGCTGGCAAATGAGGTTTTGCTTTGATATTTTTATTCATGCAATACCCCTCAACATCATTATAAACAATCCTAAAAATCCATGCATTATTTAAATTAGCTTTTTTCTTAGTAGGAAATACAAATTTTCTAGTGCCCCAGATAATTTCATTTGTAAAAGATCCTCTTCTAAAATAAGCTTTTTGGTTCCTTAATGAATTCTTGATTTTCAATAACATCGATTCCGCACCATCATTTCTAATGAATACCGTATCTAATATTTTCATGGTTTTATTTTTTGTTTTTTAATATCTCAGCTTTGAAAGCTTCATATTGACCTTTAGATAAAGCTCCTGTCTTGTAAATAGCTTTTAAATCTTCCAAGGCTTTTTTGATTGCTTCGTTTTGTTTTATTTCTTTTTCTGTTTTAGGTTTAGATTTCTTTGCCTGTCTTGCTCTCTTTCTTTTTTCTTTTTTGAAAGTCTTTAATTTACCGTAAAGATAGTTAGTAATATTATCTCTCTTTTTTTCTTCTTTAGGACTAAGATCATAATTTACTCCGGTTGAATTATCTTGAGGAACATTATTAATAGTTAAAATAAAATCGATAAAATAATTTGCTGGATTACCATCATTTTTTCTTCTTGATTTTAATTTAACAATCCCATCAAATTGAGCAATGCCTGATTCATCTTCTACTAAATATTCTCTAATGTCTTCAACTAAATCTGAAACTCCGTCGAAATAATAACTATAATTATCGGTATTGAATATTTTAGTTCTACCAAGTACACCTGCGTTCACTCTTATATCTAAACAAGCCGGTAAGAAAGTTCTAATCCAATTATCAATTTCATAATATTCAACAGGTCCAAGTAATTCAGGCGGAATTAATAAAGGATTACAAATCTCTTTAGGTGGTAAAGCCCGAACAAAAGTGTTGATTTCAGTTCTAATGCTTCTAATAGAAAACTTAGGAGCATTTTTAAATTTAGGAAATAATTGTTCTGTAACAATCTTCCTTCTTTCTTTTATTGATAATTGTTGTAAATCAGGTTTCTTAGCATTTAATTCTTTGAACTCTTTTAAAATAAAATTATAGAGCTTTAATCCTTTAAGATTTGTGGTTTTTTTGCCTTTGCTAGACATTTGATCAATGGTTTAAAAATGAGCTCAAAAAAGATTCAAACTTAATAAAAACTATCGTAATATTCATTAATAAGTTGAAAGTTTTCTTTGCCAATCAACTCTTCAATCATATCATTCGGTAGTCTTTTGTGTTTTCTCAATAACTTATATATTAAAACATAACATAAGATCCTACAAGCATATTGTTGAAAAAAGGCCGGTTTTGCTTTATAAACTCTTTTCCAAGGCAATCCGAAACTTCTAGGAACATTTATAAATACCGCTTCAATCATTTTATAATTAGGAGTATTTACATCGAATCCTAAAAAATCAAGATTTTCTTCGTTCCACCGGCTTTCTTTAATATATTTCTTTACACTTACGTTCATCATTTTGTATATAAGATAACATGATCTCCGAAATATTTATCAAATGTATTTATAAGATTATCATAATCTCCGGTAGTCATTTCTTTACGAATAGCTTTAGCATCAAGACCTAATTTATCTGCTAAACTCTTTGCTAAGCCAATTAGATAAAATGCATTACCATTAGGACCAGTTAAATCTACTTCAATTTTTTGTTTCTTCTTATCACTAATTTTCTTGATCATTGTATTCTACTTTAAAATTTTTAATGAATTCATATTTCAGGAACTTTTGTTTCTCAAATCCACTTTCTTTGAAATTTAAGAAAAATCCGTATTCTTTGAATATGCTAATTGGAATGATATATTTATTAACTTTATCTACTCTTAAATAAATATTTTGAATATCTAAGAATGGATCATTTAGAATTGTCCAATTAAATCCAAAGCTTTTAGATGCTCGGTGAAGATGTTTCTCAGAGTCTCTTATAACATAGAAGCTTCTGCTTTTAAAATAAAGATTACCAAGAGAACGTTTTTTTGATTCTTTTTTAAGTTTCAAGAAAACACTAGCACCAACATCAACACGATCTTCATCAGTAAAAATCCTCATAAGTAGATCATTTCCGGAGTTATCAGATTGACCTATAATTCTAGATTGAACTATCATACAATTGTTTTTTTAAGTTGTGAAGCAATTTTGAATTCCTGAGCCCATTTCAAATCATCATAATTTGCTGGGACATTAGGTGGTTCAATAGTCTTAAACTTGTTTAGATTAACAAATGCAGGTTCACCTTGGATTCTTCGTCCATAAATGAATTCTTTAATAAGATTAATGAGATTTTGTTTCATGGTTTGATAAATTTATGGTTTTTATGGTTTCGTTAAATATACTAACTTTTATCGATTCCGAGCACATTTTTGCCCCTTTTTTAATAAAAATTAACATATTTTAACATATTAAAGAAAGCTTATATATTAATAAGATTTTAGGCATAATTGAATACCTTTTAATAGCTCTTTTTCTTCTCCATCTAACTCTTTTCTAAACTCTTTAAATCTAAAATGTGACTCAAGAATTAGAAGCATTTTTACAGAAGCGCTATAAAAATCAGACTTTGTTCTAATTGCTGGATCTTCTTCGTTTTCAATCATATTAAACTCATGCTCGGAAATTGGCTTCCATTCATTATTTGCTATAGAATTCATATAATTAAATACGGATACTGGCATAGACTTATCTTTTGATCTTTTAATATTTTTTGTTTTTTTAGGCTTTGGATTTGGCTGTGCTTTTGTTTTAGAACAAGAAGCAGCATATAAATTAATTTGATTCCTTATTTCATCTAATGTTAAATCAAAGATTTTATCGGTTAAAGACAAGTATCCAGCTTTCGGAAAAGTTATATAATTTAATTTTTTTAGAACGGTAATAAAAGATCCACTTATTTGAAAATGTGTATGAAATTGTTTATTATTAAATTTTCTAGCTTCTCCAAAAGTGAAATTCTCTATTAAATGATTAATTGCTTTTTCTATTTTGATCTTAGTTATTTCAGTTCTTTGTTGTCTGTTCATGATTATTTTTTTTATAGGTTTTAAAATAGGATTGTAACTCTGTCAATTTTATGAAATACAGGATTGCCAACTTTTGGCATTAAAACAAACTTAGGCAAACTTCTTTCGCCATACCAAGTTTTACCATTTCTTGACTTATGATAAGTAATACCTTTAAAAAGCATTTCTAATTGATCATCATTCCAATATCCATACCAAACAATAATCTTTTGAATTGAAGCATCAATTAATCCTTTAAATTCTGTGTCTCTGATTGTAGCTTTCTTGTCATTTACAGAAGCTAAAATGTGTTTAATTTCCATTTTTGTGTTTTTAATGTTTTTTAATTGGTTTCATTTGATAGTGTCTTTCATATATGTGCATGTTAGCAGCATAATGATAATAAGTCCCGACAGGAATTGATAGTTCTTCAGAAACTAATTCTTGGAGACGCGAAAAACAATATTGATCATTACAAAATCCATATACTAGATCATTAGATCTCATCAAAACTTGCATATACAACTTTTGATTTCTTATATGAAAATTGATAGCGTATGTACAAGGAGTGTCTTTTGAATAAAGATCAATCTCTTTGCCATCATAAATAGAAATACTAGCTCTTCTGGTGTTCGGATCTTTTCTAAGCAAGTCAATAACTTTATCTAATTGATTAGATCTTGACCACTGATAACCGTAATTGCTATTTACATTTCCATTTTCGTCCATCATTGTAGACCATATCTTAGCTTTTTTGCTAATTTCTTCCGCATTAGGATCTCCGGATAAATACCATTGAAATTCTTCTTCGGCATAACTAGGTTTCCATTTTCTCCAAGAAGTAGTGATATTTCTGTCTAAAGGATCTACTATTTCTATTCCTACGTTGTATAAAATTTTTGTTCCATTCATTTCAGCATCATAGTTTTCCATGATAGCGTCATAAACATCTTCAAATGCTTCATTGGCATTATAATACAATTTGTTCAACATAGATATTTGCTTTTTTTAGTAAATCAATTCCATCTAAATTCCTGTAAGCTTCAATGAAATAAACTTGTTGTATACCTGACTGTATGATCAGCTTTGAACAATCAAAACACGGACTCATAGTACAGTATAAAATAGCTCCTTCACTTGAATAACAAGACTTTGCGCATTTAGTAATTGCATTACTCTCTGCATGTAATACATCATTCTTAGTAGTATTATTACATTCTTCACAGTTATTATCAAATCCTTTCGGAGTTCCATTATAACCAAATGAAATAATATTACCGTCTTTCACAATGATGGCTCCAACTTGTGCCCTTTTGCAATAAGAAGCTTTTGAGACTTCTCTTGCTAATCCTAAAAAAAAATTATGGCTATTTTTCATCTTTTACGAATGTTCCATTTATCATTTTACCAGATCTTGCAGCAATCACTGAATATGCAGAATTAATACAATCTTCAATTGTAGTATTTCTAAATTTCAATTCTTGTACATTAGATTCTAGTTCTTTAGGTATTGCAGCTAATTCAATTAAATTAGTAAGAACAACAACGCAATCTCCGACCGCATCAATTGTTTCTTCAGGATCAGACTTCAAAATAGCTTTTCCTAATTCTCCTACTTCTTCAATCAATTTAAGCATTTGAGTTTTAGGATCTCCCTTTTCATAAAGTCCTCTTTGTCTTGCCCAATCTCTTATTGGCTCAAACTCATTACTTAGCTGCATTTCTTATTTGTTTAGCACTTACTAACTTTTGTTTTCCGTTTAGTTTTACAGTGTGAAATGTTTCACCTGTTTTAGGATATACATAATCTCTTACATATTGTCCGGTGTGGATTTCTCCGTGTTTATTTCTAAAGGTAATGTCTTGACCTACTTGAAATTGTTGTGTTGCAACTGGTTGTTGCTCGGTTTTTACTTTTTTAGTTTCCATAATCGTTTTTTTTAAATTGTTATTGTTTTTGTTTTAATACCCATAATGTGTTTCTAGAATGTTCAGGAAACATTGGAGCCATCAAATTTGAAAGAAGGTTACTGTCATAATACTCATTAAGAGCTGAATACATCTTAGCTTGCCAATCAGAAAGCTTTGGCTTATAATCTCTAACAGATGCAAAAGTTCCGAACTTTTTTTCTACAGTGAAATATTTTTCTATATGTTGTTGTAATTCATCATGAGCAAACTCATGTATAGCAATGCCTCTACCATCTCCGGAATCATATGTATGATTTCCAGCAGCACCTACTTTCTCATCATAGTTAGGTGTAGATAAATAATACTTGGCATTTGAATGTCCGCAAGATCTGAAATTCAATAAGAACTTATCGATATTTTGTTTGCCTACATGTTCAGCTACTTCAAAAGAACAAACTTTATCAGCATTGAAATTAAAATCCATAGTAGGAATGATAAGATCTTGATCATAAAATTCTGCCCAAGTTACATTTTGATACTTTTCTTTAGCTTGCTCGATAGTTTTTTTACGAATATCAAGCCCTACAAATCTTTTACATTTAAATCTATTTCTATAAAGGACTTCAAGAAGATTTCCTTTTCCGCAACCAAAATCAACGACTGTATCATCAATCTTAGCTTCTTTAAGAATATGTGTCCATCTTAAATAATGTGCAAATTGATCTCTATGAAACACGTGTCTTTCAAAAGTTGTTTCCGGATCTAGGTCGGTAGTGTTGTACTTTTTCATGTAGTGATATGGTTTTTTTATAAATAATTAAAAAGTTAGAGAGCAAGTTACATTATCTTTTTCTGCTATAATAAAATTGATATCTTTTTCAAATTTTATTTCAAAATCTAATTCTTTTAATTTATTAAGTAATTCTTTTGTAACATGCCCTTGTAAACGTAATTCACGTTCCCAAATAGCTATGGTGTAAAAATCATTTACGTCAAGGCCTAATGTTAGTAGTTTTTCTAATTGTTCTTTCATGGTTTTATTTTTATTTGGTTTTAGAATTTAAATAGTCATTCATCGAAGCTAAATAAGCGATAGCATCTAGAATATTGTCTTCTTTATGATTATAAGATTGTCTTGATAGTTTTAAAGCAATCAAAGCTTTGTACATGTCATCGGCAGTAGCATTTTTACCGGTCATTCCTGAATAAATACTTGCCGCTCTTTCCATGCCTTCGATGAAAGGACCATATTGTCTTTCTTTTTCTTCAGCTCTTTCATAAACTATTTCATGAGCTTTTTCAATTATGTTTTTGTTTTTTTCTTTTTTCATTGCTCTGTTTTGTAATTATTTAATTCTTTGATCTTTACAAGAAGCTTTTGTTTAAATCTATTATCCGATACCCAATCAGCTTCATCAATAAATCTTATATGCCTTTCATTTAATTTGTTACATCTATGAAATA